ACCTGTCGTGGTACTATTTTCTCGTACCCTGTCTTTAACGACTAGAGCCATGACTTATCCTTAAGCTAATGTTACTGTAAGTGAACCAGAAGCGATTTTAAAAATATCGCCAGAGTCAATTGTTTTGCTTGTATCTAATGGAGTATGGAATAAAAGATTGCCAGATGTTGAAGCATCATATAAACCAATGTGAGTTACTGTACCCCATGAAGCTGTTGCTTGTGGGAATGTGCAGTCTGCATTAGATGTTGTTACACCATTAGAAGGTGAACCAAATGTTACTGAAGTTCTTGAGTATGAACCACCAGAAACCTCTGTACCAGAACCTGCATCTGTTGGATCAGATGTAAATAATGCTACATAAACTGTTGTTGGTGATGTGTATGATGTGTTACGAAGAACAGCATTGATAAGTGCGTTCTCTAAATAATTACTAAATTCTGCCATGATTTACCTCGTTGCTAAAGAAATTGATAAAGGACTGCTTGCGAACTCGCCAGATTCATCTGAAGATGAAATTGAGTCTAATCCACGTTGATATAATGATGCCCAAGTTTGTAATCTTTCGTCATTCATCAAGTATGGTTCAGCTTCGCCTAATGCTGCGTATAATAACAAGTCTGGGCAATTGGCCAAAAATGCATTTGATGAATTAGTTGAGCTCAAGTATGTTGGAGCTGCATAATAAAGCATATGTAATGTGTATGCACTATCTGGTACAGGTGCAAATTTAAATTCTGTTGCTAATACTGTGTACATTGTAGGTAGGCCAGAGTCTGTTGTTCTAGCGTTCCTAAAAAAATTACTAGGACTTTGATACTCAATTACACTTACTGGGTTTGTTTCAATGTGAAGATCACGCATTGCAAGAAAGTCACTAGGTAAGGCCACTGTGCCATCACCTGCAACTGTGTTTGTTGTTACATATTTTAGCATTTGACGAATACGAAGATCACGTCTTAATCTATTTTCTGCTAATGTAATAAAATCTGGAATTTGTGTTGTTAAGTCACTACGAGCCAAGTAATCAGCTACTGTAGACTTTAAGTCTGTATATGATGTAAAAGCCATTACACTCTACCTTCTCGTGTTCTAAATACTTTGTTATCTGGATTGTTTAAAAATTCTTTGAAGCGTTTATTATCTAAAATATGAAAACCACGCATAACACCTTGTTTATTAAGGTCATCAATAACTGTAAGAGGGATAGATGCTATTTTATTATCGAATATATCCTCACCCCAACGTGTGTGTTTATCTTTTAAATTACGTTCAGCTAAATTTGCTTCTAAAATTCCGCTGATATCTTGTTTAGTTTCAATTACTAAACCTTTATCTGTATCATGTGCTACAGATGTTCTAAATGTTGTTGGTTTCATTCATTTACCTTTTACCTGTGATTTGAGTGAAAATTAATTTTACAGGCAAACATATTAAAATGTTACAATAAAAAGAATGACAGAGGTGTAGGCATGACCTACAACCTCTGCACTCAATAATGGATAAAGTTCCATTAAACCTTTACTACTCTGCCAAGTCAGCAATAATACCGTGAGCAGCTTCGTTCTTAACTTCTAGTGTGTATTCTACTAAAAGTTGAGTTACATCAGCGTCACCAGTTTTTGCTAATTCGTTTGTAGCAAATGGACGTAAGTAAGCAACTGCTGCGTACTCTGGGTCAAGAACAAATGCTACTTCACCACCGTCACCAGCATCTGCTGGAATGAAACGGTTAGGAACAACAGAAATTGTACCGAAATCTGATAAATAAACATCAGCAGCACCAATAATTGTTGTTGGTGTATTAGCAGGAGCCATGAAACGTTGTGCAGCAATACCAGCAAATGTAGATACTACTTGCTTTTGTGTTGGTGTTACCATTAACACTTTAGGATTACCACCGTTGCTGAAAGCTGATTTAACAACTGATTTTAAGTGTGCTTCATCAAAAGTACGGTCTGTACCAGAAACACGAGCAGTTGTACCACCAGAACCTGCAGTACCGTTAGTACCTAGTGATTTGTTTGTAGATAACCATGCTTGTAAACCACCAAGTGTACGAGCTGTTGTTGCGTTACCAGCTGCATTTAATTGGTTGCTTAAAAGGATGTATTCCATGTCACGTTTGATTTCAGCAGAAGCTTTAGCTAATTGGTAAGCCTTTTCAGATTTACGACCAGCTTTGTTTACTGCTTCTAAAGTACCAGCAATCTTCACAGTTTTTTGTGAGATTTGTGTGCGGTTACCAAGACGTGTTGTTGGTGATAATGTTGCATCAGATGCTGTTGCACCTTCAACTGCAGCATTAGAACCATTAACAGCTGCTAGGCTGTCTGTTTGCCACTCATGGAGAACGCCAGTAGCTTTTGTTTTGCCAACTGATGACATGAATGGTGTTTCTGTTGGAGAAATGTTATAGATAACGTCTGTTAAATCTTCACGTTGACCTATAGCGGTATAGGTTTGATATGTTGCCATGTTTTATTCTTCTTTCTATTCTAAAAATTGTTCAAATAAAGCTGCTGCGTCACGGACATGTCCGCTGTTACGCAACTGTGCTTTCTGTTTTTTAATGGTTTCTGTGTTATTACTACTTGTAGCAGATCCAGCCTTCAGCATCTTTGGTGCTTCAGAAACTTTCTTTGTTACAGCAGGTTTTGATTTTTGAAGCTTGTCATACATCATTGCCTTGTGTAGAGTAATAACGTGCCTAGAATCATAGACGCTAGATAACTCTGCATCTGTAAAACCAAGCGATTTGCCATAATTGCGAATCTCGTTACGGAGGTTTTCGCCTTTAGCAGGGTCTGAAAACTCTGGTAAGACTTGCGTTAATTTTTGTGCTTCCTGTGCAACTCTATCTTGCATGGCACGAGCAGTTTCAGATTGTTGCAATTGTGCAATTCTGGCTTGCTCTGCTCTTATAGCAGCGAGTTGTTCTTTCTTTTCAGAAAGTTCAGCAACTTTAACAGCATATCCTATAGGGTCGTTTTCTTTGAGGTATGTTAAATCCTCATTAGGCGTTTGTTGCACTATAAATTCTTCTATAGCTTGCAAACGTTGAGCATATGTGTCTCGAACTTGCTTTGCCTCTTCAATAGCTTTACGTTCAGCCTCAACGACTTTACGTTGTTCAGCTACTTCTGTGGTCTTTTTGGTGTAATCAGCACCAAGTTGATAACCTTTAATTAATTCATCGAGGGTGACATCTTTTTCTTCCCCAGCCGCCTTTACTTTAAAAGTCTGAGGCAGTTCCTCTTCTTCAACTTCAGTTTCCTCTTGTTCTTCAGCATCACCTTCTGCTTCAGTTTGTTCAACTTCTTCAGTTTGTGGCTCTGCTTCTTGAGCTTCTGCTTCTACTTGTTTTTCTTCCCCACCTTCTGGTTGACCTTGTGGTGCCTCTTGTGGTTCTAATAGACTTTCAAAAGCATTGGCTGCTTGATTTACTGTAAGCTCGCCACTTCCAGAATTTTCTGGAGTCATGGTTGTTTCACTCATTTTTATTTCCTATAATCCTCTAGGGGAGGTTACCCATTTTAGAAATGTCTAAAATATCTTCCATGCTTTACTTTTAATTTCGCTAGTTTTAGCGATTGATTCCAAGTAAGACATAAGTTCGTTATAACAAGCTAATCTTTGATATGCTTGTTCTCTAATATGTGACTCTTCTTGACTTGAGTACATAATAGTTTGTAATTGATTTTCTTGTAGTTCTTTAATTACAGATTGAAAATGTTCGTCATTAAGTATGCCAGTAATAGCGTCTACTTTATTGGACATTGTTATTTCCCTGTGTCATGTTGTTAATAGTATTTAAAGCATCTACAATAGATTTAGTATTAGCACCACGAGTTTGTTCTGCTTGGTTAGCAGCATCAGCTTCAATCTTTAATTGTTTAAGAGCTAATTCAGTATTTTGTTTTAGTTCTTGTTGTTGAAGTTCTAATGCTTTGCGAGCATTTTCTAATTGCATTTGCTCACGTTCTAATTCAAGTTTTGCAGCTTCAGTTTGAGCACGAATCATTGCTTTTTCACGTTCAACTTGAGCCAACACCTTTGCAGCTTCTGTATTAGGATCTGGTTTAGGTGGTTGTGGTTGTGAAAGAATTGCATTTTGCTCTGGTGTAATTTCATTCATGAATTGTGCAGCATCTTTGAAACCAGCCATGTTAATAAATTTGGCTAATGTATTGCGATATTGCATTAAGTTCACTAATGGATTAGATAAACCATATTGCTGAATGATTTGCTCTTGTTTTTGCAAGATCATTTGCATAGTTGTTAATTGTTCTTGACGTGTACCTGTACCTAAACCTACATTAATAGATACATTATATTGGTCATTCCATTCACGAGGATTAAATGGTACAAATTTGCCATTTATACGCACTAAACGCTCTTTATCTTGATATTTGCATAGTAAGTGTAGGATTCCTTTGAAAAGCGATTTAACACCTGTTTCTGCAAAGATACGGGCTATTAATTCAAGCTTTCCTGCACTTGCTTGTGACATTGCTGACACAGCAGCAGCTGTTACGTTTTGTAATATGTTAGGATCAATACCATTTTGTGAATCTGATACACCTGTACGTCTAGATTGAACACCATCTAGGTATTCAAGCATTGGGAATGAGCCAGATGTTGTAGGAGCTACAGTAAGTGGTACTAATGCGTTAGGATTCTTCAATCTAACAACACCACCAGCTGTAGATGTCAATAAATCATCAAGGTTTACTTGACCTTCTACTGCACCAACACGATAATTGTTAGTTAAATAGAGATTATCTAACATTTGACGTAAAACAGTAGACTTAATAAGCTGTAAATCAAGTGCACGATCAGCTAAAGACTGTCCATAGAACTTATGTGGAATAGGAATTGGGCAAAGT